AGAGTGGTGTGTGGCATTTTTGGCCTCGTTACAGGTTGGTCTAGACACCCAATTTCCTACAACATGCCAAAGGCTTACGCCACTCTCGCTACCACTTATGCCCAGCGCCATGAATAAGACGGGCTAGAAGTTCTGCCTTCTGGTCAGGCCAAGGCGCTAGGCTGGCGTTTTCACCCGCATCAGCAAATCGAGAGTTTACCCAACGGGGGGCTCCTTGTCAGCTTTCGAGCCAGTGGTCTGCGCGAACTCGCAGATCACCTGTTTACGTGGGGCGGTGAGATCATCATCCGCGAGCCCGAAGCTCTGCGGATAGAAATGCGCGAGCGACTCTGGAGCGCCGCAAAAAGCCTTGGCGATTAAACTACTTGATGATGCGCTACGCCGCCGAATTCGGGATGACGCCCAGTGCCAGAACCCGGATCAAAAGCCAGGCGTCGGACCATGGCGCCGATCCCGCCGATCGCTTCTTCGGCTGACCGTACGACCGACTACGCCCGCGCAGTCATTACCGGCGACATCATCGCAGGACCCCATGTCCGCAATGCCTGCCGCCGGCATCTGGACGACCTGAAACGCACCGACGGCATCACGTTTGATGTCGCAGCAGCCGCCCATGCCTTCGGCTTCTTCGAGGAGGTGCTCAAACTGTCCGAGGGGCAGTTCGAGGGCCAGCCATTCCATCTGGAACCGAGCCAGGCCTTCATCATCGGCAGTCTGTTCGGCTGGAAACGGGCAGACGGCCGCAGGCGGTTTCGCCGGGCCTACATCGAGCAGGGCAAGGGTAACGGCAAATCCCCGGTCGCCGGCGGCATCGGCCTGTTCGGCATGACCGCAGCCGGTGAGGCTGGCGCCCAGATCTATGCGGCGGCGGCCAAGCGCGAGCAAGCCGGCATCCTCTTTTCCGACGCGGTGAAGATGGTCCGCCAGTCCCCGGCCCTGACACGGCGGCTCGAGTTCTCCGGCGGCCCCGGGCGCGAGTTCAACATCGCCCACCACGGCTCGGGATCATTCTTCCGTCCCGTGTCGCGCGATACCGGCAAGACCGGGTCGGGTCCGCGGCCCTTCTTCGTGCTGGCCGACGAGATCCACGAGCTGCCCGACCGCTCGATCATCGAGATACTGGAGCGTGGCTTCAAATTCCGCCGTGAACCGCTCTTGTTCATGATCACCAACTCGGGCTCCGACCGCAATTCGGTGGCGTGGGAGGAGCATGAACACGCGGTGAAGGTCGCCGCCGGCAACATCGATGCGCTGACCGATCCCACCTATCTGGGCGAAGTCCTCGACGATACCAGCTTCTCTTATGTCTGCGCGCTCGACCAGGGCGACGACCCGCTCAACGACCCGGCCTGCTGGATCAAGGCCAACCCACTGCTGGGCGTGACGATCACGTCTGAATATCTGTCCGAGGTCGTGGCGCAGGCCAGGTCCATTCCGGGCCAACTCAACGGCATTTTGCGGCTTCACTTCTGCGTCTGGACCGACGCCGAGACGGCATGGATGACCCGGGCAACGCTGGAACCGCTGCTGGCGGACTTTGTGCCCCAGCCCGGCGCCAAGGTCTGGCTGGGCCTGGATCTTAGCCAGAACCGCGATATCACCGCACTCGCGGCCGTGCAGAAAACGGGCGAGCGGGACGGCAAGCCTTGTTTCGACGCCTGGATCGAGGCCTGGACTCCGGGCGACACGCTGCAAGCGCGCACCCTGCGCGATAAGCAGCCCTATGACGTCTGGGTGCGCCAGGGTTTCTTGCAGGCGCCGCAGGGCGAGAATATCAATTTCCGGCACGTCGCCCAGGCGCTCGCCGAATACGGCCGCGACTACGACGTGCAGATGGTCGCCTATGACCGCTACGCCTTTCGCCGTCTCGAAGAAGACATTGCCGAGGTTGGGCTCAATCTGGAGTTCGTCGAACACCCCCAAGGCGGCACCAAGCGCGGCAAGCCGACCGAGGCCATGAAATTGGCCGCCAAAAGTACTGACCGCGAGCCGCAGGGCCTGTGGATGCCGGGCTCTGTGCGCCAACTCGAAGAGATGATGCTCGAAGGACGCATCCGCCTGCGGCGCAGCCCGGTGTTGATCTCGGCGATCATGTCGGCGGTCATCGAGACCGACCGCTGGGACAATTACTGGCTCTCCAAGCAGCGGGCCCTGAACAAGATCGACGCAGCCGTGGCGCTGTGCATGGCGGTAGGAGCCTCAATGATGAGCGACCATTGCGCGCCGGCATCGCCCTGGGATGACCCGGCCTTTACATTGGCGGCCCTGTAATGGGGATCATGGAGCGGCTTGGGCTGCGTAACCAACAGCGCTCGATCGAAAACCCGGCCGTGCCGGTGAGCGCCGAGAGTTTCCTGCAATATTTTGGCATCGCAGCGACGGGACTTCCAAGCGTCACCACCGATAGCGCGCTGACCGTGCCGGCTGTGACGGCCGCAGTGGGGTTCTTGTCGCGCACGCTCGCCGCCTTGCCGCTACACGCCTTCACCAACACCCGCAAAGGCCCGGTCAAGGCGACGGGCAAGCTGCAGATCGTCATTCACGAAAACCCCAACGACCGGCAGGACAGCTTCAAATTTCGGCAGTATTTCTGGCAGCAGGTGTTCACCGGCGGCCGCGGTTTGGCCTATATCGAGCGTGTCGGCGGCGTGGTCGAAGCCATCTACCCGATGGACCCGACGCGGGTCACGATCCGCAATGTCGGACGCGACGTCGTCTACAAGTTCGGCGGCACCGACTATGCGTCGGACGAGATTATCGATGTGCCCTTCATGCTGCGCCCCAATGGCTTGCAGCACTATGGCCCCATCATGCTGGCATCGAAGGCCATCCAGCTTTCGATAGCCATGAACGACTATGCCAGCGGCTTCTTTGCGGGCGGCGGCGTGCCGCCCTTGGTGCTGGTTGGCCCGATGCCCGCCAATGCCGAAGCCATGAAGCGGGCGATGGCGGATGTGTCGCTGTCGGTGTCCGCGGCAAAGAACGCATCAACGCCGATCTTCCCGATCCCGGTTGGCTATGAATTGAAGCCGGTTGGGTTCGATCCGGCAAAAGGGCAGATGACCGAGGCGCGCACATTCCAGATCCAGGAGATCGCCCGCGCGTTCCAGATCCCGCCGGTGTTTTTGCAGGACCTGACCGGCGCGACCTACAGCAATGTCGAGCAGCAGGACCTGCATCTGGTCAAACACCTGATCGGACAATGGGCCGCAGCCCTTGAGGGCGAAATGAACCTCAAGCTGTTTGGCCGCATGAACGGGGGCAAATATGTCGAGCATAATCTGGACGGACTGCTGCGCGGCGACTTCCTCACCCGCATGAACGGCCTCGCGCGCTCGGTTCAAGCCGGCATCCTGACGCCGAACGAAGCGCGCGCACTTGAGAACAGGCCGCAGCATCTGGATCCGACTGCCGACCAGCTATTTATGCAGGGCGCGACGATGCCGATTGATACGTTGGGCGCGGCGCAGCCAGCCAATAATGGAGGGCCGAATGGCGCTTGAACAAAGAACGCTGATCCGCCCCGTCGAGCTTCGCGCCACTGATAAGGGCCCGATTGCGGGTGGATATGCCGCATTGTTCAATTCCGAGGCCGATATTGGCGGCCATTTTCGCGAAATCATCGCGCCCGGATCGTTTGCCGAGGCGGTGAAAGGCGACGTTCTGGCGCTGTATGATCACGATATGGGCCGTGTTCTGGGCCGCAGTTCCGCTGGCACCCTGCGCATGTCGGAAGATGCCACTGGCCTGGCTGTCGAAATCGACCTCCCCGATACGTCCGATGGCCGAGATTTGGCCATTTTGATGGAGCGCGGTGACATTTCCGGCATGTCATTCGGGTTTTCGGTGACCAAAGAAACCTGGGATGAAACCACAAATCCGCCGCTGCGCACCATCCAAGCCGTTGACTTGATCGAGGTCAGTGCCGTTGCCCGTCCCGCCTATCCCGACACGTCGATTGCCATGCGTTCGCTCGATGGCGTCCGGCAGATCGCCAGGTCGCGCAATTTCAATGCCGCCGCAACCCGCGTCGGCATGAAAGTTTCCATCGACCTGCGGATCCGCGGTCTGATGAGTAAAGCCTAGGCGAACCCGCCGAAGCCCAATTGAACCGCCCCGCTTTTGCGGGGCTTTTTGTTGGAGATTTCCCCAATGTCTACCCTGAAAGAACTGCGCGATGCGCAGAACGTCGTCGTGGCCCAGGCCCGCGAACGCCTCGACCTGATCACCGCCAACACCGACGAGGCCCGCCAAGCCGAACTCGAAGCTGCGCACGACAAGGCGATGGGCGAATTTGACCGCCTCGAAGGCCTGATCGTCCGCGAAACCAAGCTGATAGAAATTGAAAAGCGCGCCGAGGAGTTGCGCGTTCAGCGCCGCCCCAGCGGGGATGCCGTGGAGGCCCGCGGCGTCGATATCGCCCCGGCTATCGAATATCGCACCGTGTTCGCCAAGGCGATTTGCGGCTCGCTCGAGAACCTGACGGCCGAAGAGCGCGCGGTGCTCAAAACCGGCAGCACGGAGTTTCGTGCGCAGTCCACCGGCGTGACCACCGCGGGCGGCTTCTTCATCCCCACCGAACTGGCGGCCACCATCATCAAGTCGATGCTGGCATGGGGACCGATGTATGATCCCGGTGTCTCGACCGAGATGGTCACGTCGAGCGGCAACCCGATCCGTATTCCGACGGTCGATGATACCGCCGTCACCGCCGTCACCCATACCGAAAACACCGCGCTCACCGATACCGGTGCCAAGGACGTGACCATCGGGCAAAAGTCGCTCGATGCCTTCGCCTTTGACACCCAGTTCATTCGCTGGTCGTGGGAGCTCGACGCGGACTCGATCTTCGGCATGGAGGCGCTGCTCGGCGACCTGCTGGGTGAGCGTCTTGGCCGTATCGCCAATCTGCAACTGACGACCGGGACCGGCACGGCTGCGCCAAACGGCATCGTCACGGCATCATCGCTGGGCAAGACTGCCGCTGCGGTCGCCGCCATCACCTTTGATGAAATCATCGACCTCGAGCATTCGGTCGACCCTGCCTATCGCAGCTCGCCAAGGGCAGCCTTCATGATGAATGATTCCGTCTTGCAGGCGGTGCGCAAGCTCAAGGACGGTCAGGGCAATTATCTCTGGCAAAATGGCAACGTACAGGCCGGCGTTCCCGGCACGATCAATGGCCGGCCGTTCTACATCAATCAGGCGATGGCATCGCAGGCCACGGGCGCCCGGGTCATGCTGTTTGGGGATTTCAGCAAGTACTTCGTCCGCAAGGTCGGCGCACCGGTAATCGGCGTGATGCGCGAGCGCTTCTGGCCTGATCTTGGCATCGCCGGCCTGATCCGGTTCGACGGCGAATTGTCCGACGCTGCCGCCGTCAAGCATCTCAGGAACGCATAACGAAAGGTCCGGGGCGGGCTAATAATCCGCCCTGGCACACCCATGAAAATCAGGATGCTGACCGGCCTTGCCGGCGCCCAATATGTGCTCGGCCCCGGCGATGAGCGCGACTTTCCAAACGACGAGGCGGCCCGGCTGATCGAGGCAGGGTTCGCCGTTCCGGTAGTTGAGCAAAAGACCGAGCGTGCCGTTCAGCGCGGCGCGCCCGAAATACGAAAGGCCGGTGCCAATGCCAATCGTTCAGGTCACCCAGCCAGCTAGTTTTCCTGTCACCCTGGCCGAGGCGCTTACTGCCTGCCGCCTCAATCCGGGCGATGCAGACACCGATGTGACGGCCCTGATCGGGGTCGCCACCGATTTTGTCGAAAACTATATCCTGCGGGCGATCACGCCGCGCACGTTTGCGCTTTATGCGGGGTCGTTTCCGGCGTCTTTTCGCCTGACGCGCGGGCCTGCCACTGCAGTTTCATCGCTGGTCTATTTCGATGTGGCCGGCGCTTCCCAGACCCTCGCGCCAGCCAACTACACCTTTGATGCGGCCAGCGACCCAGCGCGCGTTGTGCCTGTCCCGGGCTTCAACTGGCCAGTCACGGCCATCGGCGATAACAAGGTCATCCTGACCTATGTCGCGGGCTACACGGTTGTGCCGCCCAGCATCCGCCACGCGGTCCTGCTGCTGGTGTCGCAGTGGTATGATCAGCGCGGCGCGGTTTCTGAGCGGCCACTGAGCGAGATTCCCTTCGGCGTCGCCGCCCTGCTCGAAAACTACCGGTCGTTTGCGGCATGACGCTGACCGCATCTCTGCTCAGCAGCCGCGTGACGATCCTGACCCGGGTCGATGCCCAGGAGAGCGTCTACGGCACCGACACCGTCACCTGGACGGCGCTGGCGACCGTCTGGGCGGAGGTCCAGGACGTGCTGCCGAGCCGGGCCGAGCGCCTGGCCGACAGCATCATTATCGCCAATCGCCCGTGCCGCGTTCGGATGCGCTGGCGCAGCGACATCACCAGCACGATGCGGCTGCAGGTTGATGGCCGAACCCTGCAGATCATCGCCGGACCTGCCGAACTGGGCCGCCGCGAGGGGCTGGAGCTGGTCGCCGAAGACCTGACGACGGAGGGCCAGGAACCATGACGATTACGCTCAAGGGCGGCCCCGAACTGCTGCGTTTTCTCGATGAATTGCCCAAGAACCTCGAGCGCAATGTCATCCGCGGCGGGCTTCGGGCCGGCGCCAAGGTGATCCAGCAGCAGGCCAAAGCCAATGTGCCGGTCAAGACCGGCCAGCTCAAACGCGCGATCGGCATTGGCACCCGCACCGAAGGCAGCCGCCTCAGCTCCTATGTGAAGCTGCGCGGTGCCGGCTCCTATCTCGGGCTGTTCATCGAATACGGCGTCGCGCCCCACCTGATCAGCGTCGCAGAAGCGGACCGCCCGGAGCGCGCGACCCGCCACGGCCCACGCAAGGTTAGCATCGGCACCATCAACAAGATGGTGAAGCGCGGCAGCCTGGTAATCGGCGGCAATTTTGTGGGGCCGGTGGTCATGCACCCCGGCCACGCCGCCAAGCCGTTCCTGCGCCCGGCGCTCGATCAAAAGGCCGAGGAAGCGGTGAACGCGATGGGCGCCTACATCGCCCACCGGGTCCAGATCGGCAACCTCAAGGCCCCGTTGCTCGAGGTCGAAGACGAATGAACGGGGTGGTCGCAGTCCGCGCGCTGCTCGCCGCCCACGCTCCGCTCACCAGCCTCGTCCCGGTCGCCCAGATTGTTGCTGGCGTTGTCCCGCAAGGCTCCGCGCTGCCGGCTCTATCGCTGATGTCGGTCAGCAGTACCGACCGCAACATCATCAAAGCCGGCGCAGTTCGCCGCGTAACAGAGCGGGTGCAGGTGACGGTGCTGGCGGCCACCTATCCTGCCGCCAAGGCCATTCTCAAAGCCGTGCGCCAGGCCGCAGCAGACTGCACGCCCACCATCGCCGGCATCACGCAAGTGACCGTCCACACCGATTCTGCCGGGCCTGATTTCCTCGACGCGCAAGCCGGCATCCACATGCAGACCCAGGATTTCAGGGTCTCGTTCAACGAGGCCTGCTGAGCCTCATCATCACAAGGAACCACTGCCATGACTGTTTATACGTCCGCAGGCTCGACGCTGAGAGTTTTGGCTGCAGCGCCTGCCACCTTCGACCTGACTGGCTACAACGCCCTCGTCATGACCCTCGTCGGTGAAGTCACCGATCTTGGCGAGTTTGGCCGGGAATATGCGCTCGTTACCTTCAGCCCGGTTGGCAGCCGCGGCGTCCAGAAGAAAAAGGGCAGCTTCAACCAGGGCACGATGACCATCCAGCTCGGCCTCGACACCGATGATGCTGGCCAGATCCTGCTCAAGGCCGCCTCCCAGTCTGATGCTGATTACAGCTTCCTCGTCACCACCCAGCAGGGCGATAAGTACTACTTCCGGGCGCAGGTGATGACCTTCAAGGTCAATATTGGCTCGGTCGACCAGATCATGGCTGCCAGCGTCACGCTGGAGCTGACGACCACCTCCGCCGGCGTCGGCGTTGTGGAATTCCTCGCGCCCTGACGATCGCTAATCGCCGCAGATCTTGCGGTGATCAGGCGCTGTTTTCACCGCATCCCCATCATCAAAGGACACCGCAATGTTCGACATCACCACTCTGTCCGCTGCCGAGACCTCGACCGTGGAACTGCTCGGCGGCGACGACGCCCCGCTTTATGACGACAAGGGCAAGCCACTTTCGATCACGGTCTATGGCCCTGGCACCAAGATTTACCAGAAGGCGCAGGCCCGCCAGCAAAACCAGCTGATGGACAAGATCAAGAAGCGCGGGAAGATGGACCAGTCGGCCGAGGACAAGCTCACCGAACAGGCCGAGTTCCTCGCCGCCTGCACGGTCAGCTTCAACGGCTTTGCCTATCCGCCGGCGCAAGGCACCGAGGGCCCGGAGCATTTCCGCAAGGCCTATGCTGATCCCTCGATCGGCTTCATCGCAGCCCAGGTCGCGGCGCATATTGGCGACTGGGCAAATTTTACGAAGAGCTCAGCGAAGAACTGAGCCTCTACGTTCGCCAGCTGGCCTGGCTGAGCGCCGCGCCCAAGCCCCCTGCATCCAGGACCCCTGCGGCAAAGCCAGCCAAGCCGGGTCCAGAGCCTGATCCGCAGACCCGGATGCAGGCCATGACGGCAGGGGGACTGGCCCCGGACTTGCCGATAATCCGCACCCCCTGGATCATCGATACCCTCATGGAGATCGGCCCGTCCGAGGCCGGCTCCATGGGACCAGTTCCCTTATCCTGGGCCAGTATCGACCATTGGCAGCGCTGCATCGGGGCCGATCTTGCGCCTTGGGCCTGCCGGTTGATCCGCCGCCTGTCGGCCGAGTTTGTCACTGAGGGCCAGCGCGCCCGGGAACCCGATTGTCCGCCTCCTTGGACCGCCGCTGCCGATGACCGCAATCGCGCCGCCGTATCCCGCAAAGTCTGTCACGCCTTCCGGGCGCTGATCACCCCAAAGGAGGATTGCCCATGAAAGCCGGCACCCTCGAGATTGAGATTATCACCAATGTCGCGCGGCTCCAAAAGGAGATGGCGGACATGAAGCGCTCGGTGGCCGGCGCCATGGGCGATGTCGCAGCGTCGGCCGGCCGTGCCGACAAGGCGCTGGGTTCGGTGGGCTCGGGCAGCATGACGCGCATGGGCGGCTCGGCAAAGCTCGCCAGCCACCAGATGCAAAACCTCGTCTACCAGCTGAACGATGTCGCGGTGAGCCTGTTCTCAGGCCAGAAGCCGATGACGGTCTTCATGCAGCAGGGCAGCCAAATCGGCCAGATCGGCATGCAGGCCGGTGTCGGGATCGGCGGCATGGCGCGAGCCCTCGTGGGCCTTGCTGCCAGCGCCGCTATGGTCGCGCTCACCAATCCCTATTTGCTGGCAGCGGCCGCAGCGGCGGCTCTCGCGTTCGGCGCATTCAAGATGTTTGAGTCCAGCGTCAAGCAATCTGGCGAGCTTGACCGCTACGCCCAGAGCCTTGGTCTGACCAAGAAAGAGATGAAGGAGCTGGGTCCTGTCGGCATCACCGCTGGCGATGTCATCAAGGGCCTGTGGGCGACACTGCGCGATGGGCTGAACCTTGGCTCGGTTTTTACCACCCTCAAGGATTGGGCGGTCTGGGCCTTCGACAAGATTTTGGAAGCGGGCAAATATGCGCTCGCCTTTCTCTATGCAGGCTGGGTCGGCGGGTTTGGCGCGATCAAGACCGTCTGGCAGGCGCTGCCCGGCGTGATCGGCGAAGCTGCTGTCGGGGCTGCGAACCTGTCGATCAGCGGCATCGAGTATATGGTCAACAAGGCGATTACCGCGATCAACTGGCTCGCCAATCAGGTCAATCCGATCCTGGAACGGGTCGGCCTGCCGGTCTTTGCTACACTCGAAAACATCGCCTTGCCGCGCATGGAAAACAGCTTTGCTGGCTCGACGGCGCGCATGGCAGGCCAGATCCGCGGCGAGTTTAGTGTGGCCTTTGGCGACGCCATGCCGATGATGGACGCCTTTGGCGACAAGTGGCGCCAGAACACGATCGATGCAGCCAAGGCCCGGCTTGCAGCCAAAGCCGCCGAGATAAGGGGGGACGGCCCGAGCAGGACCGCCAAGGCCCCCAAGACCACCGAGGCAGAGCGCGCGCTCAAAGCGGCGCAGGACTTTGCCGCCAACCTTGCAATGGAGACCGCCAAGATCGGCAAGACCCCGATTGAGATCAAGCGTCTCGAGGTCGCCATGGCGGCGCTCGCGGCCCCGACCGATGAGGCGCGCATCGCGATCCTGGCAGCGGGTCAGGCATGGGAAGATGCAACCCGGGCCTTTGCTGCATCCGATTTTGTCCGCACCGCGGTTGCGCCGCTCCAACTGCAGATCGCGCTGCTGGGCCAATCGGCACGGGCCCAGGCGCTCGCCACGCTCGAGGCCGAGCGCGAACAGGTGGTGCTTGAGCGCGGGGTCGCTGCGTGGGAGCGCTACCGCGCGGCCAAAGCCCAGCTTGTCGAGCATGATTATGGTCTGGCGCAGCAGGAAGCCTATCTTGCCGGGCTGGACGCCATGGCCTCGCAAACCCAGCGGGCCGCCCAAGGTATGGCCGAGGCGTTCGGAAACGTCGGCGGCGCCATTGGTGCAATTGCCTCCGAAATCTCCCAGTTCGCTGCCGACCAGGTGGCTGCGGCCAGGAAGGTCGCCGACGCCGAGCGTGCTTACGGCAGGACCTCGATGCAATATGCCGATGCCCGCACCGCGCAGGCGTCGGCCGAGATCAATCACTATGGCAACCTTGCCTCGGCAGCGAAGGGCTTCTTCAAGCAGGGCAGCGCCGGCTACAAGGTTCTGGACGCTGCAGAAAAGGCCTTCCGGGCCTATGAGCTCGCGATCGCGATCAAGAATGCGGCGGTCAAAATCGGGCTAATCGGGACTGTCACCGGCGCGGCGGTGCTCGGGTCCACCACCGAAGTCGCAGCGACTGCCACGGCCGAGACCGCCAAAACTGGACTGAGCATCGGCGGCGCACTCGCACGCATACCGCTCAAGATCGCGGAAGGTGCAGCCAGCATATTTGCGGCACTTGGGCCCTTTGGCTTCCCGGTCGTTGCCGCGATGCTCGGCGTCATGGCTGCGCTCGGCGTTTCGGCTCTCTCGGGAGGTGGCAGCAAACCCGCACCAAGCAATGACGGCACCGGCACGGTGTTTGGCGACAGCGCAGCCAAATCCGAGAGCATTGCCAAGTCCATCGATCACCTGCGCGAGGTCGACACGCTGACCATGCGTTATTCCGCTGCCATGCTGGCATCGCTCAAGAGCATCGAGGCCAATATCGGCGGGCTCAGCAATCTGATCATCCGCACCAACGGCGGCGAGGCCTCGGCCGCCGGCATCCAGACCGGGTTCAAGACCAGCATCACCGGTGTCCTTGGCGCGATCCTCGGGCCGGTCGGCAGCCTCATAAAGTCGCTGTTTGGCACCAAGACCAGCATCATTGGCCAGGGCATCTACGGCGGCGCCCAGTCGCTCGGCGGTATCGTGGACGGCGGATTTGAGGGGCAATATTACACCGACGTCCAGAAAAAGAAGAAGTTCCTCGGGATCACGACCAGCACCAGCTACAGCACGCAATATTCCGCCGCGAGCGCGGAACTGGAGCGCCAGTTCAGCCAGATCTTCACCGGCTTTTACGACGCCATCTCAGCCGCTGCTGGCCCGCTGGGCCTGTCGCTCGGTGAGGTACAGGCCCGCCTCGACAGCTTTGTCGTCAACATCGGCAAGATCGATCTTAAGGGCCTGACCGGCGCACAGATCCAGGAGAAGCTGGCGGCGGTATTTGGCGCGGCGGCCGACAGCCTCGCCCGCTATGCGGTTCCCGGCCTTGAGCAGTTCCAGAAAGTTGGCGAAGGCTATTTCGAGACACTGGTGCGCGTCGCCTCCAGCGTCGAGGCGGTCGCAAGTGCGATGACCATGCTCGGGCGTTCGGCCGATCTCACCATTGCCGCTGCCATGGATCTGGTCGACAGGTTCGGCTCGGCCAGCGACATGCTGTCGGCCACGGCTGAGTATTTCTCACTCTATTATACCAATGCCGAGCAGGCAGCCGCGCGCACCGGGCAAATGACCGCGGCCCTCGCCGGTCTGGGGCTTGCCATGCCTGGCAGCATTGCGGGCTTTCGTGCGCTCGTCGAAGCGCAGGACCTTACCACCGAGGCGGGACGCGGTGCCTATGTCGCGCTGATCCAGCTGGCGCCTGCTTTTGCCGATCTGGTCGGCGCAGCGCAGGATGCCGCCAGTGCTGCGGCCATTGCCGACGAACGCTTGTCGCTGCAGCGCCGGATGCTCGAGGTGCAGGGTGATACAGCGGCGTTGCGAGCGCTTGATCTGGCCCAGCTCGATGACTCCAACCGGGCGCTGCAGCAGCAGATCTGGGCGCTGGAAGATCAGACGAAGGCCGCCGAAGATGCAGCCAACGCTGCCGAAAAGCTCAAATCCGCCTGGGCGCAGATCACCGACGGCCTGATCGCCGAGATCAAGCGCATCAGGGGCGTGATGGGCGACAAACCCAGCAGTTATGCTGCGGCCCTGACGGACTTCAACACGGCTTCGATGCGGGCGCGGGCCGGCGATCAGGAAGCGGCGAAGTCGCTACCGGGTCTCAGTCAAGCGCTGCTGTCGGTCGCTGCCGATACGGCCAAATCTGCCGAAGATCTGGCCCGGCTGCAGGGCCTGACGGCTGCCAGTCTCGAACAGACCTTGGCCATTATCAATCAGGCGTCCGGGCCTTCGGCGGCATCGGCTGCCGCAACGGCCGGCACGCCGGGCTGGTGGGACCAGTTCGCGGCCAACCAGATCGCAGGTGCATCGCCGGCGGCCAATGAAGGCCAGAGCGCGCTGATCGATGAACTCCAGGCTCTTCGGCAGGAGGTTGCTGACATGCGCGGCGAGCAGCGCATCGCCTCGGCCGCGATTGCGTCGGGGACCGCCAAGACCGCGCGCATACTGGAACGGGTCACCCCTGACGGCGATGCCCTGGCCACGCGGGCCGCGGCATGAAGCTGATCCGCCCGGCCGCCATCACCGACGCCATGCTGACCAGCAGCACCGCCCCAGAAACCGACCATGCCGTTTGGGCCGCCGGTACAGCCTATGTCACCGGCAACCGGGTGATCCTGACATCGACTCACCGGCGCTATGAGGCGCTGGCGGCATCGACCGGCATCAGCCCTTCTAGCGATCCGACCAAATGGCTCGATATCGGTCCGACCAACCGCTGGGCCATGTTTGATGCCCGGGTCGGCACCGCGACCACCCGCACCGGCTCGGTCTCGGTGGTGCTGGTACCTGGCGGCATCGATGCGGTCACCCTGATCGACACCGATGCCGAAAGCGCTACCGTCACCGTCACCGCGGCCTCCGTCGTGGTCTATAGCCAGACGCTTTCATTTAACGTTGGCGGCATCCCCATCGACGACTGGTTCGTCTGGTTCTTCGAGCCGATCGGCCTCAAATCCTCGCTGCTGTTCCTCGATGTGCCGGTCTATGACGCCGGCGTCGTCACGGTCACGCTTGCGCGTGATAATCCCGCCGCCAGCGTTTCGTGCGGCACGCTGATTGTCGGCCGCCAGATGACGTTGGGCGATACCGAGCACGGCGCCGACATTGGCATCCTCGACTATAGCCGCAAAGAAACCGACCAGTTTGGCGTGACCTCCGTGGTCGAACGCGCCTGGGCCAAGCGGATGACGGCAAGGGTCGTCATGGCCACCGAACAGATCGACGACATCTACCGCACGCTGGCCCAGCTGCGCGCCACGCCGGTCCTATGGATCGGCTCCGAAGGGTTCGAGAGCCTGTCGGTCTACGGCTTCTACAAAGAGTTCTCGATCGACCTCGCCTATCCCACCGTCAGCTATTGCAGCCTCACGATTGAGGGCCTGACTTAAAGTCGGAGCATTCCCATGCCGATTACTGCCTTGCCGACGCCGCCGTCCCGCGCGGACGCGGCGAACTTCTCCACGCGTGCTGATGCCTTTCTGGGCGCCCTGCCGAACTTCGTGACCCAGGCCAATGCGCTCGCCACCGAGGCCAACGGCTATGCCTCCGGCGCCGCGACCAGCGCTACCACCGCCGGAACCCAGGCGACGAATGCGGCCACCAGCGCGACCAGTGCCGCTGCCAGCTATGACGCCTTTGACGATCGCTATCTGGGCTCGAAGGCTGCTAACCCGACCCTGGACAATGACGGCGCGGCACTGCTGACCGGCGCGCTCTACTGGAATACGACCGCGTCTGAAATGCGGGTGTGGACCGGCACGGTCTGGGTTGCGGCCTATGTCTCGGCGGGGGCTTATGCTCCGCTCGCGTCGCCAGCGTTCACTGGTGTCCCGACCGCACCAACAGCCGCCGCTGATACCAACACAACCCAGGCAGCGACGACGGCGTTCGTTCTGGCGCAGGCTTCCGCCACCGCGCCTGTCGTCAACGGCACCGCGGCGGTCGGCACGTCGGTTCGCTTTGCCCGGGCAGACCATGTCCACCCGTCTGATACATCGCGCGCACCGCTCGCCAGTCCGCAGTTTTCCGGCAGCGTCGGTATCGGCATTGCACCTGCAGCCCCGCTGGATGTCGCGGGGCGCGGGCGGTTTTTGCAGGACAGCGCGGCGACCACCGGCGCGATCATCCTGCGGCAGAATGCCGGCGATACGGTCGGCGCCTTCATCCAGTGGGTGAACAACGCCAACTCCGGCGAAAAGGGCTGGATCACTGTCAACACGGCGGGCGACATGGTCTTTGGGCCGGCCAGCACCGAACGGCTGCGCATCACGGCCGCAGGGATCATCCAGGACGCATCAGCGCTTGAACTGGGCTTCAAGGACATTCCCCAGAACGCGAGAACTGCTGCCTACACGCTGGCGCTCGCCGATCGCGGCAAACATATCAGCATCACCACCGGCGGCATCGTAATCCCGGCAAACGCCTCGGTTGCATTCCCGATCGGCGCGACGATCGTCATCCACAATGACAGCGCGGTGGCCCAGACGATCTCGATCACCACCGACACGCTCCGCCAGGCGGGTACCGCCAATACCGGAACCCGGTCCATCGACGTCTACGGGCTGGCGACCCTCATCAAGGTCAAGGCAGCGACGTGGGTCATCTCCGGCGCGGGGCTGAGCTGATGGCTGGCATTCTCTCGGCCATCCTCGGTACGACAAGCGGCGCGGCAAAATTCCAGATGGCGGTCGGGGCCTATTATGGCGGGTTCAAGGGCACATATTGGAACTATTACGGGTTTGGCACTTCTGGTGCCTTCAACTCGATGGGCGGATCGCTGCTCCCGGCCACATTCAAAGGCCAGACCGTTGATGCGGTCTACTCGGTCGATGACAACATCAATATGAGTTGGCCGGTCGCGATACAGATCGCCAGCGATCAGCCCATAGGGTTTGTCAATGCGCTCACCATGGGCGGCACGCGCTATGTCCTCACCACCTACGCCCAGGACTATAAGTCCAACGCGGCGGTCACGATCAACATCGCGACCGCAACCTTCACCGTCCCTTCGACCACCGGCATCGCCGCGGGCACGCCAGTGCAATTCACGACCGGCGGCGCTTTGCCGGCGGGGCTGGCCGCCAGCCTCAAATATTACGCCCGCGACGTCACCGCGACGACGTTCAAGGTCTCGGCCGCGATTGGCGGCGCGGCGATTACGCTCAGCGGAACCCAATCCGGCGCCCATACGGCCTATTGGAACATCTACTCGGTCTTCGGCTTCCCCACTGCAACCGCCAGCAACAAGACCGGCGGGCGAGTGCCGTTCTATCCCACAATCAGCATTGCGACCCCAGCGGTCGTGACCAGCGCCAGCCATGGTCTGGCAAATGGCAGGCGGGTGATCTTCCAAACGACCGCCGCGCTCCCGACCGGGATCACCGCCAATGCCGTCTATTTTGTCATCAATGCCGCCGCCAACACCTTCCAGATTTCTGCGAACTTGGGCGGCGCGGTGATTGCCACATCCGGAACCCAGTCAGGCACGCACACGGGCCTGGAAGTCGTCGATGTCACCGTGGAGTGAACCCATGATCCAGCATATCAATCCAACCGTCAGCGAAGATATCGTGCCCATCAGCGGCGATCTCGAGGTGCGATACAGCTTGTTCAAGAACGACATCGCCTATGTGCGGCCTGCGGGTAGCTGGCGGCTGTGGCCCCCGCTGGCATTCGTGTCGCCCACCACCAACCGCGTCATCGCCGACATGTATGATGCCGGTGTCGCCTGGGACCTGCATGAGCATGTATCGGTCGCGATCGGTGGGCGGGCGGATTATCTGTTCACAGGGCCCGATGGCGAGATCTCCCAAGAGTGGAGCTTCGGTTTTCACAATGTCGAGAATGGCGGCGGCTATCTGCCGGCAGGAGCCTTCACCCGGCACTTCTTCGATGACTTCACGCTGTGCTGCGTAATCCAGAAGCTCAAGCGCACCTCGGGCCTGCGCTATCATTTTGAGGTCTTCACGGCGCCCGCGCTGCTCAAGGCCAATGCGCTGTTTGTCCATTACGCGACCGGCGCCCGTCAACGGCAGACTGACTTCGAACTCGCTGCCGGCCAACTCATCGAGGCCAGCCCGACCGACATCGCCATAATCGGCAGTATCAGTTGATGGCAGGTAATCTCGATCGTGACCCCGCTGTTGAGATCGCGCTCATCCGCGCCGACCTTGAGGGTGTGCAGGAAGAGCTGAAGGCCGTCCGCAAGGAACTGAAAGAGCTGCTCGAGGCCTGGAACACCGCGACCGGCATGGTCCGGTTCGTCAAATGGCTGTCGACCCTGATGGCTGCGCTGGCGGTTATCTACGCAACCATCAAAGGCCTCTCAGGCCGCTAATCCCAGGAGACATTTATGAACCCGCTGCCACCGGCTTATGGCTGGATCGATGACCTGCGCCCGCTGCCCCGGATGCTGCAGGAGGCCCGCAAGCTTTACGGCACCTTCGAGTTTGCAGGCCCGGCCGACAATCCGCTGATCCTTGGCTGGGCCAAGGAGGTAGGGCTCGCCAAATTCTACAATGACGATGCCATCCCGTGGTGCGGCCTGTTCATGGCCGTGGTTGCCAAGCGCGCCGGCAAGGCAGTCGTCGACGGGCCGCTCTGGGCGCGGAACTGGGCGAAGTTCGGCAAGGCGGCTGACGACGCGCAGCTCGGCGATGTGTTGGTTTTCCGCCGCGCCGAGAGCGCTGGCCATGTCGGGCTCTATGTTGGCGAAGACTACGGCGCCTATCACGTGCTCGGCGGCAACCAGTCCGACGGCGTGACCATTACCCGGATCGCCCGCGACCGCTGCGTTGCCGTGCGCCGGCCGATCTACCGCAAGGCGCCTGCGACCGCCAAGCCGGTCCAGATCGCCGCCAGTGGCGCGCTGTCCGCCAACGAGGCCTGACAGGCCATCAACTTCACGAACCTGCAACCGCCCGCGATTCCTGCGGGCTTTTTTTATGGAGAAATGACATGGAAGATCTGAAACCCTGGTGGGCGTCGAAGGCCATCTGGACCGGCGTTATCGGCAGCGTGTGGGGCATTGCGGGCACGCTCGGTTTGCTGCCTGATGGGCTGAGCCAGGCCGATGTGCTGACGGTCACCGGCATTGCTGGTGTGGTGTTCCGGAAGACGGCCAAGGCGCGGATTGGGTGATCCTTCTGGCGGAGGCATCCTCTCACCGTCAGGCCTCGGTCAGTTCCAGATTCTCTGGAGCGATGAGCAGACCCCGGGTCTACATTCTGGCCCTGGCCGGGCCTGACTGGCGGTGGGCTTGATATCGCCAGCGGGGAGCGTGAGGTCCTGCAGGCCCTCACATTTGATGTCC